CATCTAATTTGTCAAAGTATATTAAGCCCTTTTTTAAGTATCCCGAGACTAAGACTTCACTCTGACCCGATTTCATTAAGAAAGCCATGCCATTATATCCTTGCCGAATCCCAGATAAATCGGATACAGTCACTTTTAGGCAAACAGGAAAAGTTTCTGGCTTAGTCATACGCTGAGTGCAACTAAAACAAAATGCAAGAAGTATAATTAAAACAAGAAAGCCATTTATATTCCTGCGTCTACATTCCATGTCTGCGTTGTGTTCTTTCAAAGTTGTTAGAGACTTCAACCGCTGATATTATCTACTATTTTTAAGCTCCTGTTGTATAAATTCCTGTGTAAGAAGCATTATTACCAGCAGCAGCTAACGCCTGTCCTGAATAATTTCTTACTACAATGCCCCATTTTCTCGGCATTATTCCGCCAAACGCCTGTGCTATAGCAAATACTCCTCGTTGACTAACATTCTGCACTAATGGAATAACCTTAACCAATGGTAAAGATAGAGGAGTATGCGCCGAATCTACCCCATCTGCCATATCAGAATAGTTAGTCCCGTCCTCTGAGTTATAGGCATAGACATACGCCGCTTGATCATTAGCTAAAACAAGGTTTTCTGCTTTCAGCGTCACTGTTACTATGGCATCAAGGAATTTATTAGCCGTGTTATCTATTACAGTTGATTCTTGTCCTGCTGTAGCACTTGATGCTAATCCATTTAATGTAATAGTAATCGCTGTTGAAGTTCCATAAGCAATTTTTACATAAATTAAATCTTTGACCCACGTTGTACCGTCAAAAATCCATTTCAGGCTGGTATTGTATTCATAATAGGTTGAACCGGCCAGCGGTTCAGTCGGTTTCGTATCGGTTGAAAGCCCTATCCATGATTTCGGTGTAACTCCCGGTATTACTTTGTATGCCATAATCCCGTGCTCCTTGGTTTAAGCCGGGGCTTTTTCAGGCCCCGGCTGTTTGTTGTTAAAGGTTTACTGCGCTGTTACAGTTACTCCGGCCGCAAGAGGCTTATAGGTCATATACCATGTGATATGATCTCCTACGCCGTTTGTGCCTATATTGCCATCAACATAATAATGGTTTCCAAGGCACCCGGAACCCCAACCTTCAACCGATCCCTCGATTTTCAGCCGCTTCTCAACGGTAACATTGCCAAAACTTGCGTTGTCTCTCCAAGCCATTTTCTTTTTTCTTCTTATAGCTGACTTTTATTTTTAACAAGTCGGATGCTGACCAATTCAGCATACGGCTAAATCTTTCCTTCAAGCTTTTCCACCAATTCCCTTGAATTGTCAACATGATTTAAGAAATCATCAATAAATTGCAAGGCCCCCTGTCTTTGGTGAATGTCAATCACAACCCTTTCGTCCTTGTTCGCTTCCTGCAAGATCTTTTTTGTATAGGCAAAAACGGCAAGCACATCCTTAAACTCATCGGTCATGCCGCTTAAGCGAAACAACGCCGAATAGTACCTTAGTTGCGCTCGTTTATCAGTCGGGACTTCAAGCATAAGCCACCTTACGGCATTCGTCTGTTGCTAAAATTCCATATACGACTTCAAACTCTATAAAGTTCCCAAAAGTATCTGGAGAAACCCCCACATTTTTTGGGTTAATTGCCTGTGCAGCAAAAAACTTATTTTCTCCAACACTCCCTTCAATCTCCTTAGATATTTCTTCTGCAACCTTCTTTGCCTCATCTTTAAAAGATACGGGTTTATAGGCATACGCTTTATCAATACGAACAATTTTTGACAATGAAACACAAAGGAGATGGTATCCATTATCAGAAAAACACATACTGACCATATCTCCCCACTTTTCAATATCCCCTTTATAATTAATGCCGATATTTGGGAAACGGTTTTCTATTTCTTTATAAAAAGCAATGAGAAACTTTGCTGGAATAATTTTTAAGCTCCAACCATCACCCATTTGCCACCTTCGGGAAGCTGATAACCTTTTTCCGGGAATCTTCATACGGGATGTTGGTTATTATCCTGAAGTTTCCCCTGGTTAATTCAATACAATCCTTTATCGGATTGTCAAAATATTCCACGTGCGACAAAAAATAAGCCAGTTCGTCAATTTCGTTCGAGTACGGCTTCAGTTTATAGAAATATGTGCCCAGTTTCCATTCCTCGGCCCCAAAGTGCTTGACCTCAACCCTTACGTTATCCAACGTAAAAGCCGAATTCACAACCCCATCATCGGTCGCAACTGCTCGCTCCATATCTTCAGGCTTAATTCCTAAAGCCGTTATAGCCTTAAAGTGGCACATATCCCAAAACTTATACGCCGCATCCTGTGATTTAAAATATATAGCGTTGGCGTTCTTTATCGCATAGCTTGTTTCGTATTGATGGTCTTGTTTAATCTCAGCTAAGGTTCGATTGTCGGTAGTCATTTACATCATCCTCGATTCACGCCCCCCCGCCTGCTCACCAGAAGGCAATAACGCCGCTTGCTGTTCGGGGCTGACGTTCGGCTTGCCTGCTCCGCCCCCCTGGGCCAGTTGAGCTATGCTTTCAGTCGGCATACCAAGCCCGGCAGCGATGCGCTGGTTAACCAGCTGCATCATTGTCTGATCCATATTCTGCATAATACTTTCACGATCCGGCACAATTTTATCAACCGGCATTTTCAATGATTTTACGGTTTCACGCAGGACCATAGCGCGGCCGGCTTGGCCGATAATTTGCATGTCGATCGGGTTTGCCGTGGTGTTCAGGAATTCCATCCTGCGGATTTGTAATTGCTCCATCATAATCAGGTATTCGGACGCCCTTGCCACAATCTTGACATCGCCTATGGCTTTTTCAGGTTCGTACAGCATGATATTCAACCAGTGTTCTTCGATAGAAGGTTTTATAATTCCATTGTCAATATGCGCCGCAACTGCCTTTAGTCCCTTGCTTGCAGCGTTCATCAGCATTGAAAGTCCTGATGCTGTTTCGCCGGCCCCGCCGATTTTCGGAGAGCCATAAATATACGCCGGGATGCCGGTAACTTCCGAAGCCTGTTTGAAAAAATACTCGTAAACTTTAAGCAAATGCTCAACAATAGAGGCCGGTTGGAAGAACCCGACCGGAGGCTGGTTGCTATTATCCCCGGCCTTTGAGTACATACGCCAGATTTTCCAAGGGGTAATGCCGGCCACCTGCTCACCATCAGCAAGCCTCCGCATATCCAGCCACACCATCGGCCCTGAACCGTGCGCCATATTGTTAACCAGCGCCCTTGCACAGCCGTTGCAAATTTTCTGGATATCCCGCATTAGTTCAGGGATGCCTTTGCCCCAGGGAGAATCGTTGGAAGCGTCAAAGGACGCCGAATAGTAATTTCTCTTGCCAAGCGGATGATCGTTCAGTTTTGCCCCAATAATGTAATTATCTATTAGGTACGCAGTTACCTGGTAATCCATGAGCGGATCGGGCACTTCTTCCTCGGTCATGCCCCATTGCCTGAGCATCAACCCCTGCACCGGCCCCATATACTTAATACAGTCTATGGTTTCGGCCTTGTTTGACCCGAACTCGGATGGTCTGTTTTCAAGATCGTACCTTTCTGTATCGTAACTGGCCCATTCCCGAAGACCCCCAGCCCCGAAATCCCTTAAAACCTGCCGGATAGCAAATTCGTTAAAACCCTCAACGCCAACGAGTTTTAAAAGCCCGCTTCTTTCAAAGCGAATAAGGTGACATAAATAGCCATCCTGAAAGTTCCTTGCGCCTGGAGACGGGTAAATATCGAACGGGCTGATACGACTATATTTCCTGGTCGGTTTTTCTACCACCTGAACATAAGGCGTGCCGTCTGGGTACTCAGACCATTCCATTTGCTTTTCCATACTAATAGTCGGCCCGTGAACTATCCCGGCAGGCAGAGTTACAATGTCGGAAATAATGTCCCGGACAGCCTGATACCAACCGCCCTGAACAAGTTCATCGTCAATATTATCCTCTATATTTTTGGAATCTTTTTCGGCACGATCCCGGATTTCCTTTAGAACATCATCCTTAACCTTGTTAATTTGCTCCTGAACCTCCATTTGGCTGGTCATGGCCCCAAGTTCCACATTAGCCATCATCGCTTCCTGAAACTGCATCGTAACTCTTTGTTCAAGGTATTTTTCTATCTGCTGCGGAAGTTCGGGGACCGGGGTAGGACCTGCTGACCACGGACGTTCACCCGGAGGAAGTTGGATGTCGTACAGCCACGATTCGGCGGCCCGGCATTTCACGTTGGTAATGTTTATAAAAACTTCTGAACCGCCTTGAGCCTGTATTTTGGCTAAATCTTCTGACGAATATTCGCCCTTGCGCTGACGCAGGTCGTCATGCATTTGTTTTTCAATATCGTTCTTGGCGTCCCTGGCGGCGTTCCATTTCTGGCGCACATGGCTTGCCAGGTTTAAAATCACCGGCCGGTTCTGATCCCGCTGCGCCTGCATCTCTTCCGATCGTTGCTGTTCAATCTCGGCATTACCGACAAAGCGCATAAGCCCGGCAGCTTTCACCAGCGGCCCAGCTACTTGTTCCGAAACATTGCTAATCATATTTATAGCTCCCTGGCCTTACATTACCACCAACTGAAGTTCTCTCCTCAACAAAACTGCCCAGCACGCTCCTTAGTGCGTTCACGGCATAAAACACGGGCTTCCGGCTGTCTTTACGATCTTCCCTGGTCATTCTTTTCAGCTGGTCGTGAACAATCCCGCCAAAAGGTATTGTCAACGATTTATCATTAATCCATTCCTGAATCAACAAAATACTTGTGTTCCAGTCGGTTAAAACAGCCGGATCGAGCGCAATCTTGCCAAGATCCCGTTTCCGCATGTATTGTGAAAAACTCTCGTACAACTCCATCGAGTTTAAATTAAAATCCGCAAAATAGTCCCAGCACAAGAATTCACGTGAAACATTCACCAGTTCTTTGTATAATTCTGTCGGGATGTCGGCCTCGAACTCCTTGAAAATCACAATCGGTTTTTTGCGCTGCTCGTTCATCTGCGGGTTCTGGCCGATAATTATAAAATATCCCGGAGAATCAGCGTTCGGGAACGATAGCCCCCCCCGTACCGCCTGGCATACTATAGGCTTTTCTTCGCCCTCAAAGTAAATCAGAACCTCAGCGCCTACCCTGGTAGCCTGTTTTATTTTCATAGCCCCGGAAATAATAATGTCGGTTGATAAAACGTCATGCAAAACGCATCGCCCCGGTCAGGGGACCTTCGCAACAATTCCCGCATAGTGTCTTTATTCATCACCCTGATCTTGCCGTCTTTAATCTCGTAAGTAGGCGTTTGTAAATCTTCAATTAAAAGATCGTCCGGCGGTAACATAGCCATAGGGTCAATCCGCAACCACTCCCTGCTCGACCACCATAATTGATCCCGTAAAATCTTAAATTCCCCCAATTCACTTTCTTCCGTAGGAGCGCTGGCAACCTTTACCGAAATAGCAAAACAACCAAGCCGCTTCATGTGCGGCGCTACACCCGCCCCTACGCCCGTACCATCCACGTTCACAATCCTTACATTTCTGGTATGGCATTCGGTAGCCGCCCGCTCCCCCGTAGCCGTTAAATCAATCCCGCCCCAAACCACTGGCCTCTCAACATACCCGCCATAACGGAATATGGCAACATTCGCATCCCCGCTGAATTCCCCAACATCCAATCCCTGAATTCCAAGAATGTGATCCGGCGGAACTTCACCCTTAGCCGCAACATACGCATCCCACCGCCCCCGTGCCGCTAAAATCCATTCTTTAGAAATCAACTGGTTCTCGGCCTGCGCTGGATACCGCCCCAAAACCATATACGAAAACCCCGGACTCATTATCTTGTACTTACCCGCCACCAAAGGCGGATACGGATCACCCGACTGATTTCTCCCAATAACCCCCTCTAAATAATCAGGCAAATCAAAACTCGATAATTCGTCCACCGGCTCATCACCCACCACCGGCCTACACCACTCGTTTATACGCCGTACCGTTGTTTCACGCGTAACAGCCCCAGGAATTATATCATCCCCAGTGATCACGTTTGGATGATTGAACGCCGATAAATTAATCACGTGAGCACGCCGATCCCTAATCATCCGGTAAGCCTCACCTACCTCAGCCCTGGGATTAAACATTATCAGTAAACGTACATGCCCCCCAGACATACACGACTCAATCCCACGATAAACCTCGTCCGGTACCGCATCGCCCTCGTCGATAATAAACAATAAATGTGGCGCATGCTTCCCCGAAAACTTCGCCTCACGCTGAAACTCAGTCCCACTCGAAGGTATGGTAACTCCAGTTAAAAACGATTTAGCATGACGTTCTATGTGCAACATAGTTTCAGTATCATTCGCAAATAACTCTGGTTTGCGATGCTGTACGTGCCCTATCTCACCCCATAACAACTTCTTTAAATTACTCTCAGGAGGCGCCGCCCCCGTATATACCTGCGAATCGGGAAATGCCTTATAAAACCAAATCGCCACCCGTGAAGCACAGTGCGTCTTCCCAACAGCATTTGAAGAAATCGCTATCGTTATCTCATTGTCCCGCACCGACTCCATCATTAACTTCACATCATCTGTGTAAACCTCCCCTAACTCCTGCTCCCCAAATCCAACGGGATCACCCTGATATTGACTATAATTCCCAATCTTCGCCAATGCCTTCCTTATTACCTCAGCCGAAAACCTCCCCATCAACCGACTCGCAAAATCCGCAGGATCTGGTAAACCGTCAAACATAATACCCCTTTGTGTATTATCTTTTCAACAAAAATACAAACAAAAACGTCTAACCAGGCGCTCAAGACGGACGTGTCATACAGCCACCACGCCGCTTACCTTGGCGTT